CGCACGCAATACCGGCAGCTGCAGCTCGTGGTCGATTACTTTATCGCCGAGAGCGGCACCTACCTGATCGATGACCTTTTCGACACCGGCAGCGCAGCGGTCGAAGCGGCGGTGCTCGCGGACGTTACGCTCGGCGGGCAGTGTCAAGACCTGCATTTGACGAGCGTGGAATATACGATCGAGCCAGACGAAGACCGGCGCTTCGGCTCGGCTCGGCACACTTTCAACTGCATTTATTTTTCAACCGACTAACCTCATTTTATGGCAACCAAACTCGGCCGCGAAGGCCTAATCAAATTATCCAGCACGACCATCGGCGAGCTGCGCAACTACGCTCTGACCCACACCTCCGACACCGTAGAAGATTCGGTCATCGGCGACACCTACCGCACCCGGCTCGCGTCCATGAAATCGTTCTCGGTTTCTGGTGACCTTTACTGGGACGAAGGCGATGCCGGCCAACTCCTGATCACCATCGGCTCGCAGGTCACGCTCAACCTTTACCCAGAAGGCGCCAGCACCGGCGACGTTTACTATTCGGGCGCCGCCATCGTGACCCAGTTTAACGTCTCCGCGTCATTCGACGGCATTATCGAGGGCTCGATTGCCTTCGAGGGTAACGGGACGTTGAGCACGCTCACCGCTTAATTTCGCAGGAAAAACACACACAACACACATGGACGCAATCGACCTCGTAAGAGAACACTTCGCCTCGCTCGGCACGCGCAAAATCGACGTGCCGGAGTGGAAGCTCGTCGTGCACGCAACGCCGGTCACGCTCTCGGAAAAAAACCGGCTCTATCGTCGCAGCAAAGAGAACGACATGGAGCTTTTGGTGGACATCCTGATCATGAAAGCGACCGACGAGCACGGCGCGAAGCTGTTCACTATTGAGCACAAGCCGACGTTGTTGAACAAGGCCGACAGCAACGTCGTCGGCCGCGTCGCAAACGCCATTCTCGCGGATGACGCGCCGAAGGTGGACGACTTAAAAAACTGATCTACGGCGGGGAGGCGGCAGACCTCCTCGCCGTTTACGCGCTCGCGGATCGTCTGCACAAATTTGCCCACGAGGTGCTCGCGATGCCGGCGCAGGAACTGAACGGCTGGCTCGCTTACATCGAACACCAAAACCGAAAACTTAAAAACCATGGCTGAGGCATCATTTATTCTGCGGGCGGTGGATGCGACGAAGCAGGCTTTTGCCAGCGTGCAGAACTCGCTCGCGAAGTTGCAGCAAAGCTCTCAAACGGCGGCTGGCTTCATGAAAAAAGCCTTCGACCCGCGGGCTCTCGGCGCAGGGTTTGCAGCGGCGCTCGGTCTTTCGCTGACCTCAGTTATTGATTCCGTCATCACAAAATTGACCGAATTGGTTATGCGTGCGGAAAATGTCCGCAAGATTTTGAGAGAATCTCGACTTGAGTCGGAGGGAATTTTGGAAGCAGGTATTTTTGCAGCGATGGACCCGGTGCGCCAACTGGAAACCATCCAAGCAAAAATCATAAAAAACGCCGCAGAAATCGACAAGCTGCGCAGCAACGTGAGAGAGGAAGTGGTCGCACTACCACAAGGCGGATCGGTGACCGTTCAGCTAGGCAGCGTCAAAGAAGCGGAAGACCTCAAAAAACTCGAGGCAATGCGGGCATCGCTGGTCATCGCGAATCTTAATTTAATCAATCAAATCGAAAGAGACACGGCTGAAATCAAAACAAAATCAGACGACGAATCACTCGACGCGCAGAAAAAGGTTAACGATCTTTTGCGGGAGTCTAGCAATCTCATGCTGAAAGGTCTTGAAGTTCCAAGGGATGATGCTTCCGCAAGGATTGAGGCAACGATCGCGCAGACTTTGGCGAACCGAGAGCTCGGCAAATCTTTAAGTGATTCCGTCATGACTCCGATGGAAAAATACGTCGCTGCGCTGGAGCGCATCGATTTATTGCACGCCAAAAAAACCATAGATGACGAGACCATGATTCGTCTTACCGGAGAGGCCGGCGCAGCATTTGCAGCAACATCAGGAGATGTTGAGGACATGGCATCGCGCCTCGGTATGGTGAACGAAACGGCAAACAAAACGATTCCTGCAATGTCTCAACTCGCGCAAATGAGCAACGACGCCGGCAGTCTAATCGCCCAAGGATTCGAGGACGCGATCTTAAGCGGCCAAAAGCTCAGCGAGGTTGTCCGCGCGCTAGGCCGCGATTTGGTGAGGCTGGTGTTTCAGCAAATGGTCACGCAGCGCCTCGCGGCAGGAGTTACCGGAGTTCTGCAAGGCAAAGGCTTCGCCGGATTTATGGCGGCCGGTGGACCAGTCAGCGCAGGCTCCTCTTACGTCGTCGGCGAAAAGGGACCGGAGCTGTTCGTTCCGCACGCCTCGGGCACCATCGTGCCAAATAACAAGATGGGCGGCGGCAGCGGTTCGGGCAGCGGAAGCGTCACGGTCAATTACAACATTGCGGCCGGCGTCTCGCGGGCTGAACTCGCTCCGATCCTCGAACAAGAGCGGCGCCGGCTAAAGGCCGAGATCCCCGACATGGTTCGACGCGGCGGCGGATACCGTGCAGCCTTCGCTTAAACGTCATGGCCATCACCTATCCACTCACGCCGCCGAGTCCGTTCAACCTCTCGCGCTTGTCGTTTACGGGCGTTTCTGCGACCTCGCGCAACACCTCGCCGTTCACGTTGCAGACCCAGCAATACAACTGGCCGGGTCAGGCGTGGCTCGGCTCGGTCGATTGTCCGCCCATGAAGCGCGCGGACGCCGAGGAGATCGTGGCGTTTCTTCTCAAAGCGCAGCGCGGCACGTTTCTTTTTCAAGACTACGCCAACCCGCTGAACCGAGGCGGCGTGACCGGCACGCTCACCGTTGCAAGCGCGACCGCAAACGGGACGACGTTGACCTTCACAAACGCAGGCGGATCCGGCTCCTTTGCCGTCGGCGACTGGCTGCAAATCTCAACCTCGCTTTACAAGGTCGTGCAATCGAACTCGTCAACGAGCGTGGACCTTTTCCCTGCACTCCGCAAAAGCTACGCGGGCGGCACAACTATCAAATACGGCAGGCCCGACAATGCTGAGCGCGCTCAAGGCGTCTTCCGTCTCGCGTCACCAAGCACCGAGTGGGCCATCGGCGAGGCGAGCATCTACGGCGTGGGCTTCGCGATCATTGAGGACGTGGAATCATGAGCATCACCACCGCAGGCCGGTCGCTCTCGGCCAACATGGTCACCGAGGTCAGCGCGTCGCAGCTCTCGCCGATCCTGCTCGCGTCGTTCTCGTTCTCGACGCCGGTTCGGCTTTGGAGCGGTTACGGGACGATCACCGTCGGCGCCGTGACCTACCAAGGCATCGGAACGCTCGGGACAATCTCGCCGGTCGAAGAGACCACCGACCTCTCGGCGCGTGGAATCAACTTTCAGCTCTCGGGTGTGCCGAGTGCATACGTCGCGATTGCGCTCACCGAAAACTACCAAGGGAAAGAGTGCAGCGTGCTATTCGGCGCGCTAGATTCTGCCGGTGCTCTGGTCGCTTCGCCCGTGACAATCTTCGCCGGACGCATGGATGTGATGTCGGTCAATGATGATGGAGATGAATCCTCGATCATAATGACGGCCGAAAACAAACTCGTGGACTTTCGCCGGCCGCGTGAGGTGCGCTACACGCACGAAGAGCAGGAAAATTTGCACCCCGGCGATCTTGGCTTGGAGTTCGTCAACGCGATCCAAGAAAAACAGATTTACTGGGGCAACGCGAAGCTCGCGGCACCGATTCGGGACGGCGGCGACGAGAGCCAGTCAACATCCTACATGTGATGCCAGCACGCCGCGACAACTGGCCGAACCTTCTCGCGCAATTCATCGAGCAACGCCGCGATCAACCTTTCGCGTGGGGCGTGAATGACTGCTGCACGTTTGCGGCTGACTGGGTCCAGCTCTGCACCGGCGTGGACTACGCGCAGGCGTGGCGCGGTCGCTACGTGTCAGGGCTTGGCGCGGTGCGCGTGCTGGACGAGGCGGGCGGCGTCGAGGCTCTGGTGGACGCGCTAGGGCTGCAACGCGTGGCACCGCAGCAGGCCGGGCGCGGCGACATAGTCGCGCAAGAAACCGGGCGCGGGATGACGCTCGGGATTTGTCTCGGCGAGACGACGGCTTTTGTTGCAAAGGCCGGACTTGTTTTCGGGCCGCTTTCAAACGTCGAAACCGCTTGGAGAATTTAACATGCCACAAGCAATTTTTACTCAAGCAGCAGTCAAGGTAGTTGCATTTTTCGCAGGCGTGCCGTCTGGCGCAGTTGCGACCTCGGCGATTTACAGCACGGCAGTCAAAGCTGTTGCGGCTGTTTTGAAATTCACGGCTTACGCATCAGCATCGATGGCCGCGTCGAAGCTGCTCGCGCCAAAGATGCCCAGCTTTGCCGACTCGTCGCTCTCGGATCGCTCGCAGGCGGTCCGAAATCCGATTTCGGCGCGGACGATCGTTTACGGGAAAACAAGAGTGAGCGGGACCATCGTTTACCTCAGCACGACGGGCGCGACCAACGAATATCTGCACATCGTGCTGACGCTCGCCGGCCACGAGGTCGAAGCGATTGACGAGGTGTATTTCAACGACGAGCTGGTGCCTCTGGTCTCGAACACGCCAACCGGATTCTACGCAGGCGTGGCGCGCGTGAACAAAAAGCGCGGCGTTCCCGGCGACACTGCGGACGCGGATTTGATCGCGGACACCGCGAGCCTGACCGATGGGAAATGGACGTCGGACCACAAGCTCTCCGGCATCGCCTACCTTTACGTTCGCCTGACGTGGGACGCCGAGAAGTTCCCTAGCGGGATTCCGAACATCAGCGCCGTGATTCGCGGCAAGAAGGTGCTCGACCCGCGCACGGCTACAACCGCCTATTCCGCCAACGCTGCGCTCTGCTTGCGCGACTACCTCACCGACACGTCGCTCGGCATGGGCATGACCGCAGCCGAGGTTGACGATACCGCGTTCGGCGTCGCTGCAACCATCTGCGAGGAACAGGTTCAAATCCTTCCGCTCTCGCCGACTGTTTACGAAAACCGCTACGAGGCCAACGGCGTGATTGTGACGAGCGCCAGCCCAGACGAAAACATCGGCAAACTCCTCAGCGCGATGGGCGGACTGATCGCCTACACGGGCGGCCGCATCGTTCCTTACGCGTCAGCCTACCGGATTCCGACCGTCACGCTGACCGAGAAGCATTTCGTGGGACCGCTCAACGTGCAGACGCGGACGAGCGCACGCGACCGGGTGAACAGCGTGAAGGGCGTTTATGTCAGCGAGACGAACAACTGGCAGGTGACGGACTTTCCGACGATCAGCTCGCCGACCTACGTCACACAGGACAACAACAACGTCTTTTTTCGGGACGTAGTTCTACCGTTCACCACGTCGCCTAGTTGCGCTCAACGGCTCGCCGTGCTGGAACTGCGCCGCGCTCGCGAGGAAATCACGTTCTCGGCACGCTTCCGCCTCGAAGCGATGCAGGTCAGGGCCGGCGACACGGTCATGATTACCAACGAAAAGCTCGGCTGGTCGTCTAAAGTTTTCGAAGTCATGGAGTGGAACTTTGCGAGCGACGGCACGCCGCCACAGGTCTTCATCGACATGACGCTTCGCGAGACCGCGTCGTCGGTTTATTCGTGGACCGTCGGCGATCAAATCGCCGTGCCGGACTCGCCGAACACGACTCTGCCAGACCCGTTCACGCTCGGCGCACCAACGAATCTCTCTCTGACGGCGGACGGGACGACTCAACTCGTGCAGGCTGACGGCACGATCTTGCCACGCATCCGCGTTGGCTGGACGCCACCGGCTGCGGAATTCATTCAGTCGGGCGGCTCGGTCGTCATCGAATACAAGCCGGCCGCAAGCACGACCTACCTGACGTGGAACACGGTCGAGGGCGCGCAGACCGAGGACTTCATCAGCTCGGACATCACGATTGGCACGAACTACAACGTGCGGATTTACGGTGAGAGCTACTTTGGGATTTCCACGACCTACACCGCAGGCTCGATTACGGTGGCGCAGGACACGACGCCGCCAGCAACGCCAACCGGCTTGTCTGCAATCGCCGGCACCGGCCAAATCATTTCACTGGATTGGGCGGACAACACCGACGCGGACCTCGGCGAGTATGGCGTTTATCGCAACACGTCCAACGACCCCGGCGCGGCAACCGAGATCGCACAGACGCGAGCGAGCCGATTCGTGGACGTGAGCCTGACGCTGAATCAAGAATACTTTTATTGGATCACAGCTTACGACCGGGTGGAGAATCAGAGCGCGAAGAGCGCCACAGCGAGCGCCACCGCGGTCGCAGTCGTCGCCGGGCAGACCGATCCGACGCCGCCCGTTGATCCGGCAGCGCCGACGGTCGCATCGACGACGACCTACCTTTCGAGCGACGGAACGGTGTTCGCTCAGATCGTTGTCAGCGTGCCAGCGTTCACGACCCGCACGGCCGTGATGAATGTGCTCTATCGCAAGAGCGGGCAGACTGGATTTATCGTCGCAGATCAACGCAGCACGGGCGGCGGCGCCTCATCGATTGACGACCTTACGCCGAACGTGAGCTATGAAATCGCGGTGCAGGCGTTCTCCGCGTTCGGGATCGGGAGCGCCGTGGTGACCGGGCCGACGCAACTTGCGCCGAGCAAGACGACCGCGCCGGCGGCGCCGATTGCGCTTTCGCCGGCGTTGTCTCCAAACGTGGAGCCGCGCAAAGTTGGAGCGGTCTTTGCGTTCGGTTCGCTTGCCGAGTGGCAGGAAAACACAGAGCAAGATTTTGCTTACTACGAGGTCAAGGCGACGCTCACCAACTCCGACGCTGCGGTGGATTACAGTTGGGGATACGCTGAAATTTTTGAAGCGCGGTTCACCTTTTACAACGCAACTTTGCAAGCCGGCCACGTTCGCGTGCGCTCAGTCAATCGCAGCGGAGTCGCGAGCGCATGGACTTATTTCGGAAACGCAAACGGCTTCGCATCGCTCGGGCTTGTGTTTGGAACTGCCGCCGAATCCGTCGCTGAAGGCAACGACACCCGCATCACCGGCGCAGCCCAGAAAGCGTCGAACCTCTCGGACGTTGCCAGCCCATCCACCGCTCGCGCAAACCTCGGCATCAATCGTTTCTCGCACGTCGAGACCTTCACATCCGTCGGAGCAGCGAGCACGACTTTCACGTTCACGCACTCGCTCGGCACGGTGCAGGACTACGTGCTGGCGTCGTGCGTTGACCCTGCGAACAACCTTTTGATCGCGCACGATTACGCCAACGCGGGCAACACGACCAACGCGACCGTCTTCAAGGTCGAGACCGTTGACGGCTCCAACATCAGCGACGGCGGGCGACGCTTCACGATCCACTTCGTGCAGTGATTCCGCGCTGAGTCTGTTTTTTGTTCAGACGTAAGTCGTTGATTATCAACGCGCACGGATTGCGTGCGATACTTCGCGCACATTTGGCTTTAGATCGTTGGGCGGATGTGTATGGTTTTGCTCATGCCAACCGAAGCGATTTAACGCCGAGGCGCGCAATCAAACATGACCACATCAGAAATCATCACCCGCAGAAACGAAATCGCCAACCTAGCACTCGCTGGGGACACCCGCTACTCATTCGACCCTATCGGCGAAACCGACGGCGACATCAACGACATGGCTGACGAAACCGACTTGCCACTCGCCTATCGCGCAACCAGCACCAGCGACGTTGCCGTTTACTCTGACGGCGAGCGCCACGTCTTAGTCTGCGACGCTCACGGACCTATCTCGATCTACGTCTCAGGAGGTGCCGCATGAGCACCACCCAAGCTCTGACCCAAGCGCTGATCCTCGCGATCACCGCACCCGACCAAGCACGCGCTGACCGCGCAATCGCTCTCGCCGAAAGCATCGGCGCGGGCTGCACGGCGAAGCAGATTGCAGCGGCGAAGCGCAACGCCTCGAAGCTCACCAAATGAAATCCGCACTACTAATCCTCGCGCTCTGCGCCACCGCGCACGCGGCGCCACCCGCCTCGTTCTGGCGGGCGATCCACCTCGTCGAGACATCGGCTCGCACCGGTCCGATCCTCGGCGACGGCGGACGCGCGCTGGGACCGCTCCAGATTCACAAAAGCTACCACACGGACAGCCGAGTGGCGGGCGACTACTCGAGGGTTTCCGACTTGAATTACAGCGTGCGCGTCGCGACCGCCTACCTTAAACGCTACGCTCCGGCGGCGTGGAAGGCGGGCGACGTCGAGACGTTGGCTCGCGTGCACAACGGCGGACCACGCGGGCATCTCAAGTCGGCGACCAAGGGCTACGGCGTGCGCGTCAGGGCGCTTTCAAAATGAACCCACCCGACCAACCATGCCAAGCCACGCCCGCTGGCGATCTACGCCAGCAGATTATAGATAGCCGCGTGCCAAAAAATGAACGGGAGTGGTGGGCTGGTAGGGAAATTGAGAAGCTCGAACGCGAACTCACCGAAACCGAAAGATTGCGCTTTGGTGCCGATGCGGACCGCCGCCGGTTGCGTTGCGAACTCGCCGCCGCGTCACAAGCATATGAATGCGCGATGGCGATTCATGGGACCGTCATGGAGGAACGGGACCGTCTAGCCGCCGAACTCACCGCCGCCCGGTCGGAACGCGACCTCGCCATCACTCGTGTCGCTTGCATCCTTTGGTCTGGCGCAATCGATAAGCACACCTGCGGCGACGTGCAGAAGTGGGCCGACTATTACATCGCCGAACTCACCCGCCTCCGCGCTGAGGTGGAGCGGTGGAAAACCGTTGCCGCGCAGATGACCGCCGAGCGCGAACACAACGCGAACGAAGCGTCACGCCTCCGCGCTGAGCTTCAGGCTAAGCTTGCCGCCATGAAAGACACGCCAACTTTATGACCACCGAACAACACCTCGAACTCCTCACCGAGCTGCGCGCCATTCGCGCGGCTCTCGAAAAGCCGAAGCCAATGCTCAGCCTGACGACTGCTACCGCTACGACCGCGACGCCGGACACTCTGCCGCTGCCAGCGGTCGAGATCCTGAACGCCGGCGACGTGCAGGTCCACTTCGGGAAAAACAAAGACACGCCACTCTCCGCACTCAGCGACAAGCAACTCCTCTGGTATGGCGCGGATCGCCCG